GTATAGGTAATTGTGTTTGGTGTAAAAGAAACTGAACCATCAGGGTTAGTCTGATGGTCTTCAGAAGTATGCATTAGGTCACCTTGGTAAACACCTTTCTTCGGTGCAACCTTTGGTAGATGGGCTAGTGCGTCTTTTAACTTAGAGGATAGACCAGGAGCATGACCGTGATTAGCGTCAATATCTTCTGGTGTATAATTAATCTTAGGATTCTTATTAAAAGCTGATTTAGAAGCAACGAAAAACTTACCAGTTTCTGGGTGCTTACCGAATACGATAGAAGGAGAACCATCAAACTTCTCTGTTAGATCGTTACTAACATGACCAGATTTCATATGGTCGTGAGCTTGTTTTAATGCACCTTCTGCGTGTTCGAAGCCTTCCGAACCGTGTAGGAAAGGTCTATCTTCAGCGTGATGAATGTGCTTTAATTTAGCACCTTCGGCTTCTTCTTTGAGGAAATCTTTAAAATTTAGCATATACTTATTTAGGCAGCAACCATTCCTATTAACTCTGTCATTAACTTACCTTTTTCAATATAATGACGAATATAGTTGTTTTTAGACTCTACTTTCATTCTAATCGTGACTAGAATCATACCAGTTTTCGAGTCTTGAATTCTTACTTCTGGTTTAGATTTGTTTGCAACATATAGTGCCTTCAGGGTTTTACCTTTTAGTTGTAAAGACTGCTGAAGGTTATTAAACTTGTATATCATGGCTTCTCTGTTGTTTAGGGAAACCATATCCACGTCTGGGTCGTTTCTTGTACCAAAGAACATAACACCATCAGACAAACTATCATATAGAGCTCTTGGATTTGTTGTTAATTTTCTGTTAATCTCATCAGCCATACCTTTGTAGACTGCACTGTGAGCTGCAACGACTCCATCGCTTTTCAATAAATCGTAAAACTTCTTTTCTAACTGTTGGGATATTTTTAAATCAATTAAAGTAGTCCATAAGTCTTTTTGTTTATCAATACCTGAACCACTAACCTGACCAAACTGTTTGGCACCAGCTTTTAATGAAACGTTGATGTTTATCTTCTTATTATCAATCTCAACATACACGTCTACCTTTGTGTCGTTTTGAGCAACTGTACCGACGGCTTTAACTTCAATTCTATTGTATAAACCGTTTTCATAGATTATTCTAGCATTTTCTGCAACAGTTGAAGAGTTAGCATACTTGACACTTGCGTTGATAATATTTTTTAAATTTCTAATGTGACGAGGGTTCTTTAATGCTTTAACGTTGATAAGAGCAGAGTTAATTTCCCAATATAGGTCGTCAATAACTTTAGGTTCTTTGTTTGGAGATTTCATTGGGCCAAGGAGTTGATATGTATCCGTATCGTTTAATCTCTTAATCATATCCACAACATCAGAGTCAGTTATGGCTTGATTCTTATTTAAGAACCTACAAGCAATGGCTGCTGAGAAAATCACTTCAGCCATATCTCCTTTGTTAGCTTTACCACCAAACTCTTCAGTTTTTACGACATCGCTTAGAGCAACAAGTGCAGTAGTTTTATTATTTCTTTCATATGATAATTTTATCAAACTGAAAGGAACTGCGCCAGTACGAATGATGTTAGCAATATCTGCGGAGTCTGCGATATCAGCTGCGTTTTTAGTAACAAGTCTACCTGTTCTTGGGTCAGGATATGTAATCTTATTAAATGGTTGTTGTTTACCATCCGATGTGGTAAACGGAGATCTTGTTTGTTGAATTAGCTTTTCGATTAAGGCAATGATACGTGTTTCACCGTGTTTGCCTTTAAAGTCTTTAATACTCAAGTTTGCCATGCTAAACCCTTAGAATTCTTATTGTTTATTTAGCTTTGCGTATTTTCTTTCCCAAACTAATATCTTACGGAGTAATAAAGGAACGACCTCATTATGTTTATCTGTCTGGAATACTTTTTGAATACCTGCTAAGTTTTTGGATACTTTATATGTACCAGCGTGTCTTATTAATGTAGCGATAGGAATAGAAGGTCTTTTTACTTTGAAGTCTAGATAAACACAATGAGCGTATGCTTCAATCTCATCTTTACCTGAATGGTATTCTCTATTCTCATCAATCTTCTTTATACCTGTTTCTTTATAGTTTACTCTACCCTTTGTAAAGAACTCATGCTTACCATAATACTGTCTGCAGTGAATTAACTCGTGCATTGTTACTTGTATTACTCTAAACTTGAAACGTGCCCAGCTTGAATCTGTAAATTTATACTTGTCGTAATTAGTATCTGGGCTGGTATAGATATCTAACTCTGATCTTCCTTCATCAACATAGTAACCACCACCAACTGATATACGAGTAGTTGGTTTCTTTTCTTTGTGGAACTTAATGCTGAAACGCCACTTCTTGAAATAATTCTTCAAGCCAGTGGCGTCGTTTTTATATCGGTCTAAGTCAATCCAAATTTTAGAAGGGTTGAATTTTGCTCTGAACGGTTTCTCGTCAAAGTTCAAAAGGTCAACAAAATCGAAATCTAAACTCTGGATGTATTTCATACTTCGTATTACACTTTAAGGTGGCTCTCCAAAAATGCTAACACCTTTCCCTGTTCCTCTAAGTTAGTATTCTTAAATTCAGTAATGTAAGGCATCAAATCGAAGTTTGACAATAGATTACTATATTTAGTTTCCCTTCCTCTTAGGAACTGGTCTGACTGTTCAGACCCACGATCTTTATATCGCTGCTCGAGAACGGTCTTAGGTGCATTCAGGAATACGATATGAAGCTCGGTGTCTGGGAGACCCATAGCGAACTCTAGGAAAGACTGGTTGAAGATTCGGTCACCTTCAAACAGAACGTTACAGTTATGGCTTGCGATCCACTCCTGCATAGCTGGCTGGACTGCCATTGACAAGCGGTCAGTACCAGCAAAGGTTTCACCCTCTTCATATTTACCCAAAACATACAAGTCACGCTCAGTATTATACATAGCCGAAACTAACTTAGCTGGCTCTACTGGTTGAAATGTTTTGTCTTTCATATACTCTCTGAACAAAGTAGTTTTACCTGTTCCTGGACTTCCACCAACAGCAATAAGTTTTCTCACTTTTTTCTCCGCTTTGATCAATTGAATGCTGATTTCATCATTCGCTTTAATTCGTTCAATAAACATTATTTCAATCCTAAAATTTGTTTCAATTCTTCTTCGGTGAAGACCCAAACACGACCAATGAAGTGGTGTACATCAGTATCCTTATCGTGTTTCTTGGTGTAGGATACTTTATTACTAATATCTCTTGCTAAGTTCTTGGCGATGTTTTCTTTAATCTCTTTAGCGAAGTCTGGAGCAACCTCTTGTAATTTAATCAACTCTTGAGCAGTCACCTTATGGTCGATGGTAAACTTGTTCATCGCAAATTTATCTAAGGTGTCTTCATCGTGTATTGAAATTGTATTAGAAATACTCGATGCGCCAATTGTTGTTAACATCGTTCCATCTAAAATAGAATTAGTTGTAATTAAATTATTATCTACCATACCAACCTTTCAAGTATTCATAGTGATTTGGAAAACATTCTTCTGCCATTTTATTTTGATAATCTTTACATTTTACAAAATACTCAAGATATTTCTTTTCTTCTTCTGTTAAGGGGATTGTCGGATAATGTTTATATCCATCACTAGCGTTAATCATAGCCCACCACTGAACTTGACTAAACAAACTATATGGACTGTAAAACATAACTCCACGTTGAGGATATGGATAAACGTAAGAAATTATCTTTTGAACATTTTCTGGTAATGATTTTAGATCTTTCTTCTTAACATCTTTCCAATACTGCGTATCATCTTTGTTGCTGAAGTAATAATGACAAAAAATAAACCCTAAGATTTCATCAACCATTTCATTATATGCTTCGTTAACATGCTTTCTCCATTCAGGGGTATGCCAAAAAGCTGAAGCGAATGTTCTTATAGCATTGGTTGTAAATGTAACACCAGTTGCTTCTAATGGTTCAATAAACCCAGTTGATAAACCAATACCGACAACATTACCATCAACCATTTTTCTGCGTCTACCGCAACGCATTTTTAAATGGTTGGCTGGTGACTCAAAATCATTTAATGCTTCGCGAAGTTCTTTCTCAGCTTCTTCTTTAGAAAGATATTTACTACTGTAAACATATCCATTACCACTTCTATGAAATAGAGGAATAGTCCACCTCCAACCAGCGTTCATTGCAGTTGCACGTGTATATGGGAAACACTCTTCCTTTGGATTAGTATATGGTTTGTTGATAGCTACTGCGCTGTCGTTTGGTAACCAGTCTTGATAAGAAATAAATTCTGCGCCAATAGCATCATATAATAAACCTTTAAAACCAGTGCAGTCAAAATATAAATCAGCAGTATATTCATTACCATTAATATCAACAATTTTAGTAATGTTACCATCAATTGCTTTGATATCAGTTACACGAGTATCAACGTAATTGATTTTATCCTTCAATGTATTTCTTATAGTATCGACAATACCAAGAGCATCAAAATGTACAGCACCATACCCCTCATAGCCAATATTGAATGTAGCATCCATCTCAGCAAGTTTAGGGCTGATGTTTCTTTTGGCCAAATAATATGCAGGATACCAATCTAAAAACTCAGAGTGAGGTTTGCCTTGAAAGTAAGAATCAGCAAACATGTTAGGGGTAGCAATATAGTTTTGAGGTGTATCATTATCAACAAAATATGGTTTATCATTCCAACCAACTAACTCAACGCCATGTTTAAATGTAGCATTAGTTGGTTCCATCCATTCTTTTGGTAAGAAACCGCACTCATATAAAAAGTTAGAAATGGCAGGTTGAGTGCTTTCTCCAACTCCAATTGGTCCAAGGCTTGCATCTTCAATCAATGTGATATCAATACCTGGCAAGTTCTTAGCAAAATAAGCTGCAGCGAACCAACCACTTGTACCACCACCAACAATTAAAAATTTCATGCAAAATTCTCCAATCCAATCAAAGGTACTTCTTCATCATCAAACATCCACTCTAAGTTTTCTATTTTACCTGAATTTAAGAAATAAGTAAAGTTTTCTTTGTTAATTCCATTCTTGCGATCAAGTCGTAAATCAATAGTTTCATTACGTGCTTGCCACATAACATCCCAATCAATACCATACCAACCGTCAGATTCGCATTGCATAATCTCTTCAGCTTGACGATCTAGATAGTATCCAAGATATCTACCGTGCTTTGCTCTAAAGATTTTCTTGAAAGAACAAAGGCAGGTTTCCATAGTAAAATAGTCTATTTGCCCACTGAGTTCTGGAAATCTCGCTTCCGTCTCGCAAAGAATGTCGTACGCTTGTGACTCCAAGTTAGAATAATCCCCTCCAGTAAGTTTTCGATCGTAATCGTCATCCCTGCCGAGGGCAAGAAGTAAGCCATTACGATGAGAACGAGAGCCATCATAATCACTAAGCATGAGGCTAGTAGGAGTGATACGGAGATTAGCAGTGTGCTTAAGATGCTGAAGATAAAACCAAGTGGAATAACGACCAAACTTGTGAAGGCTAGACTTAACGACCTCCCAGATATTATCAAAGCTCTCTTCATCATTTGATCCATAATATTCCTCTAACCTTTCTCTTTGTGATTTATTTCCAATAAACTTTTGGTAAGAAGCGAACATGGCTGGCAAATGCCCCTTGTTCCACTTTGTATCTGTTTGGTAGCGAAGTCTTTTATAGTTAGCTGTATTCCACTGCTCCATACGATCTACTGTTGCTAGTTCGTAGTCTGGAAACTCGTTCATGAGAATCCAAGCAGTTGGTAGATAATAGGTATTACCATATAACCAACATAACCATAAACGTTGCTCATCGTTATGCTCGTATCTCTTATTAAGATACTTTGTTGCCCATACAGCTGGGTCACAGTCATCGTATTTTAATGACCAAGCATACCAACGAATGAACGCTTCACGTCTATTTTGTTCTAAACGGTAGTCCATTTTTTAAGTGCTTTATGAATTAATAATATAACTGTGCGGTGCATATCAGTACCTTCAGCAAACGCTGGATCAGGTATCTTGTTCACACCAAGAACATAATTTGATAACTTCTCTGCTTTATCCATCTGACCGAACTGCTCAATGAAACGTCTTTCGTTTGCATCATCCATATAGAAAATCTTGTCAGCCCAGTCAACTAGTTCTTGTGTAATAGCTGTTGAACGAATACCCTCTGTTGTATAACCAGAGTCGTTCAATACATCACGCATTTTCTTTGCAGTAATTTTACCGTCTTTAGTTTTTAATCCGCAAGACTTAACATCCCATTCTGGATAGTCCTGCTTTGCGATAATCTCCGCAGCAGCAGAACGGTTTACATTACCATGACAAACGAATAGAATTTTCATTCAAAGAAACTTTCTTCTTGTTCTTCTTTAGTTAGACTTAAAACAACTTCATATACTTCTTTTGATGTTGTAGCCATGTTATCAATATCAACATGTTTGCGAAGTTCAGTCAAACGATCGCCAACAACCTTGCGCGAGTTCTTATCAAAGTTAGTAAACTGATAAACTTGTTCGGTTTCAAACTCATATGGCTCAAATTGAGGGAATGCGTATTTATTAGTATCAAGTAAAGTAATAGGTGCTTGGTCATCGTGATTAAGAGCCAAGTCTAAAAAGTCACGACACCAGTTAATAGCTGAACGCATTTCACCAGCCTTCATTGTTCCTGGAAAATGACGAAACTCAATTGTATTAGTTTCTTCAAACAATTGACGTAGGTTAATGCCAGCACGTGGACATTGGAACCAAGCTGGTTGACCCTTTGCGTCTTTATGGGCATGTTCGTGCCAGAACTCAGTAGGTGTAGTTGCTGCAAGCATAGCTTCAACACGTTTGAATGGTAGTTTATGTTGGTGAGAAGTCAAGCGACGGTCGTATCGTTTCTTTGCCCAAGTATATTCTAAAGGTGGTAGAGTGTTACGGTCAGGAACAGGGATGTTTTCTACAATAGCAAATGCCTGCTCTTGAAAGGTATGAATATATGTCAGCAACTTTTTAAGAGCCTTCAAATCATCTTTAAGACCTGGGACTCGAATATGAATATGTAAGTTGCTACGATAATTTACGATTGGTGCTGGACCATTGTCTTTTAAAAACTTATTTACCTTTGCGATATGTTCAACTTGTTCGTCTGCAGTTTTAGTTGGACGAGTATTAATCTCTCCACCGAACTCGTATAGTTTACCTTGCGGGTCGTTGGCAATACCAGTTGACGATACGCATGTATTATCTAGAGAGTTCCACTTTGCTCCGTCTGGTAGATCTTTGATTTTGCGGTCGCAATTACCATATTCTAGTTCAACACCATATGTCCATTGTTTAATATCAAATGTCACTTAAAAACCCCTTTGGATATTTGCCTTGCGCTTGTCTGATAATACGCAAGTGCTCATTAATAAAATGTTCTTTATTATACTTATCACGAACTAACTTAGAGTAATAAACACGATCAGCCAGCGACCATGAAGAAGCATCGTTCACGTGTTTGTAATATTGTTCTTGAATAGGAGTATCTAAACTTCTATCGCATAGAAATAATCCCTCAGATGGGATATGTTCCATTTCAGCAACGACTTTGTTTCCTGGAACAATATACGGTACACCAAACATAGCATACTCAAGGCAAACGATACCTGTAGATTCGTTGCCCATACCAAGACCAAACCTTGCTCTAGACATTGCGTCTAGAATTTCTTGGCGAGGTGCATCAATATGAAACTCTAGTAGAGGTGACTTCTGTAAATTCTCTAACTCTTTAGCTGGAATTTCTTGACCACCAAATTTGATAAAGCATTTAACAGGATATGTTGAGCCACTCTTCAAATAGTTTTTAAGAGCAACGTGTGGTGCTTTACCACCATCCCAGCGACCAACGAAGATACCATATTCACCAGCAGGTTTAATTTCTTCTGGTGCTTCATCAATATAATGAATTGAAATAGTATCGTCAAAATAGTTATTGAAGTGTTTAGCTTGCCACTTAGAAACACCAACCCAATATGCTTTCTTTTTAGAAAACTTCTCAGGGGTATCTGGACCAAGAGGTGCAGAAGATTTATGATAGTGTTCAAAAATAATTCCAGTTGGATAGTCCAACCAAATAGAACTCATATGCTTACATGAAGAATCAAGAACAACATCAGGTTGAACTTGTTTGATAATCTTAACAATTTCTTCAGCAACCTTTTTAGTCTGCTTAACTTTATCGGCTTTTTCTTCTAAAGATAAATCAAACCAACCATCAAGAATAAACTGATTAGCAAATTGCTTATCGCTTCCTTTAGCAGTGATATAAAATGTTTCCGCAACCTCAGACAACAAAGTCATTTGGTTGCGGGTAAATTTCTGAGCACCATTAGCGATAACGCCAGCCTTAGATGGCTGATACAAATTGTCAATAATTAATATTTTCATGTTGTAAGTCTATACTGTCAATTCCAGCTTTCTCAACAATCATAGTTACATCTTTATCAAAAGTAACATAAGTGTTAATAGGAGTTTCCAAAGTTGGAGATTCAATTCCAGCTCGTTTAGAAATATCCTCTGTAGAAGTTATTATAACCCCATTTGGAATTAAAGTCAAGTAATTCGGTCTTTTCCCATTTCGGAAAACTTTAATGGACTTTTCTCTTGACAACACGCACACTGATAACGATGCGTCTTTCCATCTTCCGAGAGGTGATACATCTTCTTGAATCGTGTGAAGAAGAAGTTCAGTATCATTTTTAGTTTCGCAATTATATCCATACAATTCCTTCCAATGTTCTGGTAACTCCTGAGTGATAACACCATTATGAACTACTGAAAAATTGCCATTAGAAATTGGCTGATTATACTCAAGGTCGCTAGTGCTATAACGACAGTGCCCCACAAGGTAAAGATTTCCATCCTCATTAACATATTCTGAAAACTTAAAAGGGAATTCATCAGCAGGGACTGGGAGTTTCTCAGTGATAATCTCATTATTTTTAACATATGAAATACCAGTAGCATGCATCCCTCGAATCTTAGACTCGAGGAACACACGTTTTAATAATTGAAAGTCATTAGCACTAGGTTGTCTAATGACTGCTCCAACGATGGCGCACATTATGCAAAGAACTCATCAAGTGAAGAAGCATTAGCTTCAGGGTGCATTTTGATAGTTTCTGATTCGCCAACTTCAGCTTTACAGAACTCGTACCATTCTTTACTTTCCCACATTCCTGGATATACACCATTGAAGCGTGGGCGATAGTGAGGATTATTCACATCGTTCTTACAGAAGTCAACATATTTCTTACGAGCATTTTCATACTCCATTGAACCAAGGGTCAACATACCTTCGTGGAAGAAAGCGATAATAGAAATACGTTCAGCAACTTCGTCGTGAAGAACCAACTCAGTGTTACCATGTAAACCAGCTTGGTTGTTAACAAATAGTAAATCTCCAGGACGAACATCAACTGCATAACCAATCTCAGGGAAGACTAGATATGCGCCAGAATAATTACCATTGTTACTAAACACACAAATGTTAGCGAAACCATTTTCCATGTTAGCTGGGTCATAGTGAGCAGCTGTACGGAAGTTACGATTTACAGTAATTGTACTGAATGGAGTATTTGGAATCAAGAAGCGTGGATCAATTGTATCCGCTGCAGACTTCTGGTTGTTATAACGCCATGGAAGAAGTTCTTTGAATGCTTCTGATAGGTGTTGTAGATATGGGTAAGACTTCTTGAACTTATCAAAGTTCTTTTCTGTATAAGAAGTAGCACGACCATAAGGGATACGTGGATAACGATCGTACCAACCAGCAATACCAGAGTTAACAGGGTTTGCGTAAGTAGTCTTAGAAATAAGAGTATCTTCAACCCAATGGGCTTCTTGCGACGCTTCCGCTGCAGGTTTACGACGTGTATTCTCTACCCAGTCATCAAAGTGGAATCCAGCTTCATCAATAGAATCACGAAGCCAAACTTGAGCACGATTAGATGCTTGGTCACGGTTCGCACCATACTTAGTTTGAATTTGTTCAATAGGGTCTTCACCAAGAAGGTTACCAGCACCCTTTTGGAATGCTTCAATAATTTCCCATTGATAGGCAGTAACCCAATCACGACCTAATAGTTTTTCACCTCTTGGACCAGCAGCAGTTCCACGGTTCTGAGTTTCTTGAGCAGCATCACGAAGACCTTCGTATGCTGACTTAGTCATTTCATCGCTGAAGTAGTTCTTACGGAACTTGAAAACGATATTGCGCTCATCGAGTGCTTTGGTACAATCACCGCACTCTTTATCACAATCATTACTGCTCAAGTCAGTTGAACACTTTGGTGGTAGGTACAAATCCATATCAGACTGTACAAGGGTATGGTAATGGCGATCATCAAGCCAAGTACCAACCAAGTCCGAACGAGGTGTAACCTCAGGTGCTTCAAGCACGACCACTTTCACATTTCTACCAGCATCAATACTCATTTCTATCTCCTTAAAACTTAAATCCGCTAAAATCTTCAGACTGCATTCTGGAACCAAACCCACTCTTATCAAATAAAGGTTTATCGTCTTTCATATGTCCAGAGTCAGCCAATCCTTCTTGTGCAGATGCTTCAACATCATATAATTTCATTTTACTTCTATCAATACCAACCACAAATCGTTTATAATAATTTGGGTCATTGTATCTGTTCTTCAACTGTTTAACAATAATCTGATTCAAGTTTTCAAGTTCTTCGCTTGACACTAAAGCAAACATAAAGTCAGCAGTGGCAGGTAAACCGAACGACTCTGAAGTATCTTCAAGTCCTGGGTCTGAGTTAGCAAAACCAGAACGAGTCGTTTGTGTGGCTGAAACAATCGGTACATTATACTCAACTGCTAGACCACGCAACTCTTCAGCAATCGCTTTTACAAACGTATATGAATTAACATTCGCACCAGCTTTCATCCTCTGAGAGGAACAAATATTTAGATAATCTATAAACACGATATCTGGAACAAATTCACGTTTGAGTTTAAGTTCTTCCAACAAAGCACGGAAGTGACCAGCGTGAGCCGATGCAGTAGGATATTCTTTTACAATAAGTTTACCCTGTGTTTTCTTTTTCAATTTGTCGATACGACCTTCAAAGATATCCTTGTCGATTACTTTAAGTTCGTCCATTGTAAGATTTAACAAGTTCGCATCGATACGTTCAGCGATACGCTCTTCAGCCATCTCCATCGTAATATACAATGCATTATGTCCAGCTTGTAAAGCACCTGCGGCAACGTGACACATGAATAATGACTTACCAACACCAGTACCTGCCAATGCGATGTTTAGAGTTTTGCGACTCAATCCACCTTTGGTAATTTTGTTAAACATTTCCAAGTCGAAAGGAATTTTCTCCTCGACACGGTGGTAGAACTCATATCGGTTCTCGAAGTCTTCAAGATAGTCGTGACCGATATGGTTATCAAAAGACACGGCAAGAGCATCAGATAAAATAGAAGGAATAGCATCTTGTGTATGTAGAGGGTCTTTACCCTCAAAGATTTTAATTGAACCCATAATCGCCAGATAGACTGCACGATCTTTACAAAACTTTTCAGTACTCTCAATTAACCAGTCTTGATTAACTTCAGACTTGGTTAGAGTTTTAATATAATCTCCGCACTCGCCGACTTCTTTGTCTGTGATACCCTTTGCGTTTGAAACTTCAATCGCAAGGATTTCTGGTGTTAGTGGTTTATTATATTTGTTGAAGAAGTCAACAATCTCTTTAATGATAATTGACTCTTTGCGGTCGCCAAAATACTCACGTTTTAGAAATGGAATTACTTTACGACAATAGTGTTCATCATGAATCAAATTGCTCAGAATTTGTTGTTCGATTCTCATCAGTTCCGCCAGTATATACTATGTTATTCTTTAATAGGTTTTCTTCAAGTAGGTCAATTAGAATGTCACCGATATAATTTTTAAATTTATCACGGTCGACAAACCCTACTGGGTTCTCATGAATATCATATTCAAATTGAACACGCAGTAGGTCGTCCTCTTCCAATAAGCGAACTCTACCATAAGTATAAATTATACCCGAATACTCGTTGGAAGTCAATTTAATTAATTGGTTTCCAGTGTAATCTTCATCTAAGAGTTCGTATGGCTTTATCATTCTTCATGTTCCATTGCTGCAAGGTCAGCGTCAATATCTTCGTCTTTAACCATTTCAACTTGACCAACTGAGTATTTGTTTTTCACGAACTCGTAGAAAGCCTTTTGTTGTAAAATTGGTAACCAGAAATCTTTAGTTTCAGTTTCTTTCAGACGATACTTCTTGTCTTCAATTACACCATCAGAATCTACCTTTGAATACCAACCATTGCTAGGCTTGACAACATGTCCTGACTCGAGTGCAAGATCCAGTAGACCGCTCCACTTGCTAATACCACCGTCAAAAGATACGGAAACAGGGATTTTAGATTTTTCTTTAACATAACGACTTTTCTCTACGTTGATAATGAAGTTGTAACCAACGACTTCAGTACCTTCTTTTTCTTGTTGACGACCCAAGATAAAGATATTATCCGCAGAGTAATATGAACCTGTACCACCGCCAACGATGTCTTTAGGGAACATACCAATTTCTTTATAGGTGTGGTTAACAACTACCATTGGAATATCTTTTAGAGTCAAGTGAGGTGTTACCATACGGAACAACGACTTCATCTGTTTAGCACGGCTCATATCCGCAACAGACTTACCATCCAATGCATCTTCAACTTCTTTCTTAGAAGCCAAGTTACCGATAGAGTCGATGACGATAATAACTCGTTCACCACGCTCAATATTATTAAGCTGTTGCATAACGTCAAACTTTAGTTGTTCAACATCAGTAATTGGAGTGTGTAATACACGGTCAGTATCAATACCGAAGGCATCAAAGTAAGACTGAGGAGTACCAAACTCTGAATCGTAGAACAACACAACACCGTCTTCATATTTGTCCAAGTATGCTTTAGCCATTAACAAGCTGAAGGCTGTTTTAAAGTGCTTACTTGGGCCAGCCCACATAGTAAGTCCTGGTGTCAATCCACCATCAAAGCGACCAGATAAAGCCACGTTGATAACTGGAATTGATGTAGGAATCATATCCTTCTTGTTGAAGAACTTAGAACCTGCAAGAATAGCAGTATCTTTAATTGTAGAGTTCTTCTTTAGTTTTTCCAAAATACTCATAATTATCTCCCAGATAAAAATTCTTCAAATCGACGATCGTTCATTGCTCCAACGTGACGTCTAACTTCTTTGTTGTCGTCAGTTAGAATAATCATAGTTGGTACACCACGTACTTGAAGTGCTTTAGCTGAGTTAATATCTTGATCAATGTCAACCTCAACATATTCCCAATCAGCTGGGATTAAGTCCTTGTTTCTTTCAACGACTTTAGAAAGCACTTTACAAGGTTCACACCATGATGCGTAAAATTTAAGTAATCTCATATTTTCTCCTTAGTATCTTTACCCGAAGAAGTCTTCAAGAGAGGATACTTCCTCAGCTTGCCAGTTCAACGGTTCAATAATTGTTTTTAATGGTTCTACAAATGTCTTGTCAAATTGTGTGTCGTAATCAATGAAGGGTTCTAGATTGAACTCTTTGGGGAGTTCAGAAATGAACGCAATGACGTTTTCGTGGAATGGGTTTGGTGTTCTTAGATAAACGAATTTAATCTTATCACCCTCACGAATTAGTGGGTATTTCTTGTCAATGCCAAGTTTCTTCACATAATGATTATATAGGAGTGCTGCGCGAACAGCAATCGGAGTTTTAGGTGCATAGATCGGAGAACCAGCATACTGCTTCAATCCAGACACCCCTCGTGGAAACGCAATAGCTTCTACAGGGAATTTCATAAACTCACTCTTGTAATCAGCGATATATTTCTGTACGACCTTTTCATCGCCTTCCAAAATTACATCAACTGACTTCTTTAGTTCTTCGCGAATAACCGATGGAGTCGAAGAGCGAACCATGGCAAGACCCATAACCTTCTGCTTCGGTTTAGCAAACTGAACACCCTCAGAGTTATGCACGTTAAGTACATAGTTCTTCTTGGCAATCCAGATACCTTTATCAGCAAGAACTTCTCGCTTCATAACCATCTTCTGGCTAAATGCGTTCATATACTCAGCCAACTCTTGGTAACCTGTATCAATGAAAGGTTGAAATACATCTTCGCAGATTTTATCCATGAACTTAATTTTGGCTGCAGTATCTTTACCTTCGCATACCTTTTCAACTAAGTCTTCAAGGGACAAGTAAATCGAGTCAGTATCAATCGCAATAACGAAGTCTTTACCTTCGGTCTTTAACGTCTTATTCATGAACGCATTTAGCTTGTTAGCCATCCAACGAATTGAAAGCTGACCAGAGATTGTAATACCTTCAGCCATACGAATATCAAAATAGCGGAAGTATTGATTACCCATCGCACCATAAGCTGAGTTCAAAGCAATCTTCATGGCCATTTGAAGGTTATTCAATCGGCTGATTTCTTTACGAAGATCGTTATTACCCTTGTCGTGTTCATATTGTTGTTGAACTTTCAACATCTGTTTCTTGAACTTGGAACGGTTAGCATACATCGTTTCCATCAACTCAGGCATAAACCCTTTGACGTCTTTACGATAACACCAACCATTTGCTGATAGCGATAAGTCACGTTTGTGTGCGTGTGTTGTGTCAATTTGCTTGGCTAGTAAACCCTCAACGTTACATGAAACCTTCTCGTGAGTAAGAGTTTCAGGGCTGATGTTATACTGCATAATCAAGTGAGGGTACAGCGAGTTCAAGTCGAACGAGGCAACCCATTTATGGGCACCAACTAGAACGTCTTTAACATACGCACCTTCAAACTGTTCTGTCTTACCACCACTGTTAGTCTTCATTGGAATAACAATACCCTTCTTACGAAGGTGGTTATAAATGATAGCATCCCACATACGAACTTGAGAGTAAACATCTTCGGGATTAATCTTAGCATTGTAAGCCATGGTTAATTGAAGTTCGATTAGACGCATTTTGTC